TTGTACCACTTGCTTGTATAAATATATATAAACTTATGCAAGAACAAAAGGTAAAAAGTTTACTTGTAAATACAGTTCACGATTCTATTGTAGCTGATGTTTACCCTGGAGAAGAAGATGTGATGAGTAAAATATTTAAACAGGGCACAGCAGATGTAATACCTGCTCTTAAATCGTATTACAAAATAGATTTTAATGTTCCACTTGACACAGAACTTAAAATCGGTTATGATTGGTTAAACATGAAGGAGGTTAAATGACCAAAGAAATAGAAGCATTGGAAACAATGGACGAATATTCTGATGAGCAATACTCTGCTTTCTTAGAATACACTGCACTAAAAGACCAATGTCTTATAGAACCAACTACATTGTATCTAGATAATAATCATGAGTTTTTTTCAGAGTGGAAATACTTTGCACAATCTGATGGTTTAGATATTAAAGTTATTAATGGGGAGACTAGAATATGTTAGATGATATACTTTTTATAATGTCTTGTTTTTATGTATTTTATTTAATAATAAGTATAATGTATAATATAACAAAATAACACTTGACTTTTTATTAAAAATGTGGTATAAGGTGATAACAAAATGGAGGACAAATGTCTGATAATAACTTAGTAAATATAAAAGGAATGTCTGATGAGCAAATTATGCAAGCTATTGGACAAGACGATGGTTCTAATCTAGGTAACAATATACCAAGATTAGCAATCAATCGCACACCAGAAGATGACGATGGTAATCAATTACCAGTTGGTCACTTCTATACTTACGATTCTAGCATAGGTCAAAATGTTTTTGGTAAACCAGTTACATTAAGACCATTCATAAGTGCAATGCAGTACATGCACTATGATGCAGATAAGGGTGAGTATGTAAATAGATCTATTATATTTAAAAGCTGGAAAGAAGAAGCTATAGATATATTAGGTGGAACAAGATGTGGTAAGATACCTTTTAAAGAAAGGTCAACTCTTACTCCAGAGGAGTTAGAAAGGCAAAGAACTATACGATGTTATAAACTTGTATATGGTTTGTTATCTTTTAAAGATGGTAAAACTGCACAAGGTAAGGCACATAGTGTAGAAAATTTACCTGTTCTATACAGAGTAACTGGAACAGCTTTCTCACCTGTGAGTGCTGCTTTAGATCAATTGAAGAAGAGAAAGAAACTTATGTTTAATTGTACTTTTTCTCTTGATACTAAAAGACAAAAGAAAGGTGGTAATGTTTTTTACATACCAGAGATAGGGGTAAATGCAGATACTAATTTGCAACTATCTGATACTGATATGGAAACATTGAAGGTGTTTCAAGAGTCTATTGATACTGAAAATGCAGAAGTTGTAGATGCTTACAATAGTGCAAAGACTAAAAAAGCAAATGGTTCTGATAAAGTAGATGCCCAAATTGTTGAAGATGTGGATGATGAACTTCCAGAACAAGTGCTGTCTAAGTAATGAATAATATATTACTAAAAGTACAGCAATATTTAGACTCGGTGTCTAAAGGTCCTGTAAAAATAGACAAAAAGTTAGTACAGGAGTTTGGTGAGGCGTGTAAAAACGCCTTACTAAAACAGTTTGAAGAAGAAAGAAGAGATAAGTTTGAGTTAAGAATGTCTAATGTTGGCAGACCATTATGCCAATTACAAATGGAAGCTAAGGGTATTAAAGGTGAGGGACAACCTTACAGTAATAAGATGAGAAATACTTTTGGTGATTTAATAGAAGCATTAGCATTATTTGTAATGAAATCAGCAGGAGTAAATATTAAGAATGAACAAAAAAAAGTTGAGTACAAGTTTGATAAATATAAAATTGAAGGCAGGCAAGATGTGGAGATTGATGAAAAAATTTGGGATATTAAAAGTGCATCACCATATTCTTTTGAAAAAAAATTTGGAGAAGCAGGTGGATTTAACGAAGTTATTCGTGATGATTCCTTTGGCTATGCATCACAAGGTTTTTTATATGGAGAAAGTCAGAATAAAAAATTTGGTGGTTGGATAGCAATTAATAAATCTACTGGTGAATGGACTGTATGTGAAACACCTGCTTCTGTAGAAGAACATAAACGTAATGCTATTAAAACTGCACAAGATAATGTTAAAGCAATTGATAGTAAAGTAGAGTTTAAAAGATGCTATGATGATATAGCAGAAACATTTAGAAGTAAACCTACTGGTAATAGAGTTTTGGGTTTTGTATGTTCATACTGCCCATACAAACTTCCTTGTTGGGGAAGAGATAAGTTGCAGTTGTTACCACAACAGCAATCTAAAGGTAAGAACCCTAAATGGGTTTGGTATACTGAAGTCAAAAATCCTAAAAAGGATGAGACTATGGAGGCTGGTGGAGAGTAGTTTGAGGGGTCTATTCTTCACCAACTCTTATGATGTTATATTTTGTAATTTATAAACAAAAAAAGGAAAAAAAATATAGAATGTTTACTAATGTAGTATTTGATAAAGAAAAAGAAGCAGAAGATTTTGGTAAAAAAAGTATGAAAAGAGGTTATGTATACAAAATTGTAGAATATAATAAAGAAAATTATGATAGGTATTGGAATTAATGAAAAAAAGTAAAGTAAGTTATGTTAACTCTGTTAAGGTAATAGTTAGCCCTTGGCAAAAAGGTTTTCACTGTGGTATTATTATGGATAGTAAATCTAAAATGACTACAGAAGAATATGAATTATGTTCTACAATAGCTAGAGGCATGATAAAAATGGCAACCTCTGACCCTCATTCAACGTTTCTATGGGGACTTCGTGGATATGCTGAAGATAAAAAGAAAAGCAGTAAAGACTTAAGTATAAGTTCTGTAGCTGAATTTGATGATGAGTCTAATGTTATTGATTTTCTTGAATACTTAAAAATGAAACGAGATAAGGAGTTAAACTAATGGCAACGCACTTAGTTATAGGTGACCCTCATTGTACACCTAAAGCAAGCAATGAAAGATTTCTGTGGGCAGGAAGATTAGCAGCAGATTATAGAGTTTCACACATAATATGTATGGGTGACTTTTGTAGTATGGATTCTCTATCAACATATGATAGAGCTAAAAAATCATTTGAAGGTAGAAGATATCAAAAAGATATGGAACATTCTCATCATGCATTATCTTTATTTAATAAAGGTTTAGGTAAACATAAAGCTAGAAAAATTATGTTACATGGTAATCATGAAGATAGAATAGATAGGTTTGTAGAGGATAATCCAGAATTAGATGGCACAGTTAAAATAGCAGATCTTAAATTTAAACAATATGGTTGGCAAGAAATACCATATAAAAAAATTAAAGTAATAGATGGTGTACATTATTGCCACCATTTACCTTCTGGCATAATGGGTAGTGCAATATCTGGTGAAAATATTGCAAGATCTATCTTGACAAAGCACAAAGTTTCTGCTACAGTAGGTCATAGCCATTTATTAGATTATGCAGTATCTACATTACCAAATGGTAAAAAGTTAAATGCGTTATCTGCAGGGTGTTATTTAAACCACACAGAACATTTTGCTAGAGATACACAGCATATGTGGTGGAGTGGTTTGATAATTAAAAAAGAAGTTAAAGATGGTAATTATAATATGGAGTTAATTGATATTAAAACTATAAGGAGAGAGTATGGTAGAAAGTGATTATGTATTTGAAGAGCCTATAGATTCTAAAAGAACTTATAAGTACGAAAAAGATCATAAACATGATATGTCTTATGAGAATGAAAGAAAACATAACAATGTACATTCACCTTCTCATTACAAACATGGTAAAAAAGAAACTATAGAAGTTATAAGAGATTGTATGACTGATGATGAATATCATGGATACCTAAAAGGTAATGTTTTAAAATATGTTTCTAGGTATAAATTTAAAGGAGAACCATTGCAAGATTTAGAAAAAGCACAATGGTATTTAAATAGGTTAATAAAGGAGGTTAAATGACGCACGGTGAAAAAATGGCTTTACTTGGTAAGATAAATATGTTATATGAACTTGCTATAGAAATATCAAATAAAATAAATAAATTAAATAAACAATTAGAGGAGGCAGAGAAAGATAATGGGAGCAGTAAAACAAGCAATAATTGAAGTAGAAGATTTCGTTGCAGGTTGTTTGCGTGAAGGTAGAACGTTAAATCAAACCATACGAGATGCCAGAGAATCTATGGCAGCAAAAACTAATCCTTATTTTGATGATGAGGAATTAGTAGAAAATAAATACTACCAATTTAAAGGAGCAGAGTAATGAGAGATAAATTTATTGACGCTTTAAAAACTAAATACGAAGCAGAAATAAAAGTAGCAAAAGCTACTATAGAGGTTTTCTTTGAAAAACCTGTTGGTGTGGGAGAACATCCGCAGTTTGTTGAAGAGATAGATAAACAATTAGAAAT